TGCAGTAAGTTGTCGATCGATCATAGACAGTTCAAACTCAAGCCTAGTCGCATCGGCAGTCTCTTCCTTCTTACGTTTGTCAGCGCGATACTTTTGCTCCGCCTTGTCAGCTGCTTCGTGCCTCTTTGCTTCGCTATCCAAGAAGTTGGCAAGCAGCGTCTGGCTTAGCTCGTCCATTTCTAGGTTAACTTTTTGGATAAGTTCTAATTCGCGCTGTAATGTCTCTTGTCTTTTTTGCGCTGCCTCTTGTGCTTTCTTAGCTGCCTCTTGAGCTTTACGTGCATTATCTTCAGCTTCTTTGGCTATCTCTGATTCAATTCTATTACGAAGTTTATCGACACTTGATAGCCTTTCTTGTAATTCCGCACGCTTGTTAATTGCCTCAGCTAACTTATTTTCAATACCTATACGTTCATCATCAGATGCAGTAGTCTTACTTTTTAATGATAATTGCTTTTGAAGTAGTTTTATCTCTTCATTATTCCTCTTAATACTATCATCTGTCTGCTTCTTGATTAAATTATCGGCGCGCTGTGCAGCTTCTAAACGATCTTTATCTGCCTTGCTTTTATCTTTAGCTAATCTTATTTCGGTAGCAATAGCCTCATTATACTTAGCTTGCTTTATGTTAAATTGACCTATGCTATCTGCATGTTCATCCATAGCAGCGGTCAATTCGTACTGCGCCTTAATAGTTGCGCCTAGTGATCGTTGTGTCTGCTCTTGTCCTGTAACAAAATTATATATAGCATCTGTAACCCATCTAAACGCAGCACCTACAGCAGCCGTAACTTGTTCAAGTTTTTCCATTACAGGGTTAAGTTTCATTAACCCGTTAATAAGTAGTCCAATAGCGGTTACTACTAACCCAATAGGGTTAGCTAGCAGCATACGGCCAAACGATGCAAAGGCATTACTTGCCCCACCTATAGGACCAGGCAACGCTTGAAATGCATCACCTATACCACCTAATATCTTGGGATAGTTACCTACATTGCGTTGATGGTTGCCCATCGTTGCATCAAACTGCTTGAGCCTATCATTATTTTGGTTGTATTGTTGCTGTAGCTTTTGAAGTTTGCCTGTAGTATCATCTAATGGCAGCTGTCGCATCGCTATCGCCAGCGCTTTGTTTTGCGCAACTAGTTCGTTGTAAGATTGACCCGATGCCTTCTGCGCATTCGTAAGCGCATTAAGATCCTTCTGCTGGTTTTGATAATTCGTACGCGCTTGCTTAAGCTCAGCGTTAAGCTTCTCCATCTCCTGCTGCTGCTCAGCCGTAAGCTTGCCTTGTTCCTTCTCCGCTGCCTTTAGCTTATTGATCTCGTCGGTTAATCGCTTGACCTCTTGATTTGCCTCGACAAGATTAGCAAGTGCTTGTGGCTCGATGATCTCAATTTGAGCCGTATCCCCCGCTTCAATGTTAACCTTAAATGTTAGCTCTTCACCATTCATTTCAGGGGCTCCACATATTCGTAACAGACTTTAGATACATACGCTTCGGCTATCTCGTGCGCTGGTAAGTCCCAGATATCCTTCGCTCTAAGCGGATCAAAGCCCGACAAGATATAAGCAAAGTACTTGTAACTCCCTACGCGATTGCTCCAGATGATGCGGAAACCATTGACGATGCCCTGCTTCGCATTGAAGTTCTGGGCAAACATCATGATCTCTTCGGCTTTCGTCAAAGATAAAGCCGCGTCATTAAAAAAAAATCCTCGGTATCCTTGAGGATCGTATACTCAAACTCTTCCGACTTAAAAAAGTTAAGGTCTAGAGGCGTTTCGGCATCCCAAAGGATATCCGCTTTTGCCTTCCAAAACTCAGCCTTTTTATCCAATGGCATGGTTTCCCACGACATATCGGAATGTTTCGCAGCGTAGTCGCGGATATCGTTGTTAACCTGATCTAAAAGTGAACGGCGCTTCTCGGTATATGGCACGAGCCGTACGATAACACCGTTCACCTTTGTTCTTTTTTCAAACATCATGTGTCTTACCCTTTTTTAAGACACTGTAGTAACTAAGTCGGCCGAGGTTGCACGCTTGCTAGCCATCAACTTAATACCCGTACGGTTGCCATCGAATACGCGATGCGCAGTAATGTACACGTTATTGATGTTGATGTTCTGGCTACCCGTTGCGCCAACGAAGCACAAGCGTGCAGCGCTAGGCGTAGTCGTGGTATCGGTATAAACTTTGGCATCAGTTAACAGCGTGCTATTAAAGCTGATGATCTCAGCCGTCACATCGAACGCGCTTGGAAGTGTTTGGTTATCTTCAAGCGTATCGGTTACAGGAGTGATCGTAACTTGCGCGCTGTCGGTAACGGTAAGCGGATACTGGACGTACGCGCCACCCGTTGCATTAGCAACGCCCACGGCTTGAAAAATAAGCGGTTTAGTTATGCTCATTTATATCTATCTAGGAAGGTTGGTGTTTTGAATTTTACTGTAATCTCTTTGTGCGATGATCGACAGGGTCATAGTTACAAACTTAGTATTGCGCGTAATGCCTGTTTGAGCATTGTAGCTGAAATAATATAGGTAGCTATTCGTCAGCGTTGCAATGTTAAGTTGGTTAATCCAGTCGATTATTTTGTCCTTAAGGTCGAGCAGGCGAAGCTCAGCGTCCTGCGCATTGTTATTCATATACGCTTTGATCACGCTTATGTCAATGCCATAACCTGCCTGCATAAGATCATTTCGATACTGATCGACACGCGTCTGAGGCGACTCTGTGATCTCGTATATGGCGATACGCGCATCACGTATATCAGCACGCGACTCAATGTCCTGCACGTTCTGGCGGTACACTTCGTACGTTACGTATGGTTCGTACAAGTACTCTTCCATACTAGTGCGCAACTTGTTAAGTATGTCTCTACTTACGGCCAATTAGCACCTCGGCAATCATGCGGTTTATCTTGTCCATTATGTCTGCAGGTACCGACTCGACTCCCTTAGGGAAAATCGAGCGCATACGCAGGCCTGCTTTGCTATATTGAATGCCATCGTGATGGTACTTAAATACCTTGCCCATATCTGGATCTTCGAAGCGAATGGTTGAGCCTTCACCTGAGGTAACTTCGATACGCGTATTTTCAATGCGTCGTTTGTTTGCGCGCATCGTTACTGGCGCTTCTGGTAGTCCTTGTCGTTTACGATATACCCTATACTTAGGTGTGTACTCGTTGTCGTAACGGTCATTGCCGAACGCCTTGCCTGCCAACGTGTTATCTTTCATGCGCTGCGCTATATCCTCGGCAATGACAGGTGTGACCTTATCGTTGAGCTCCGCTATGCGTGAGCCTATGATTCTTTCAAGCTGTACCGTAAAACTCTCGCCTTCAAGCGTTATCTTCATAACACATACCTAATGAATGGCGTGAGCAGGTTACGCGCTTCGACGGACAAACCGTTGACCACAACGCGCTGTGTGGCGTTCGGATCTTGACGGTTCTTATACTGAAGGCTTAGCTCTTGCATAATGCCCATGCGTATCGATGCTGGGCAGTTGCCAGCGGTGTATCCGCTCTTAAAGGTAATGATCAAATATTCGTCCAAACCGCTTACGATCTCAAGCCACTTGAAATCCGATCCATGTACATAGTAGTCATCATTGGCCACTAGCGTTGTATCTTGATTATCGTAAGTCCTTGATATAACGCTAGTTATAGCGCCATGTATTCCGTATGGCAAAAGCACCTTTGTAGCAGGGCGCACCCATATTGAACGTCGTGTCTTCTCATACGTATCTAATGCAATGTATCGTTCGACCTGTTCGGTCGTCGCCTCGAGTAGCATCTGAATGTAGGCGTCATGCACATTGGTATTGACGGGCAAGATCTCTTTGGCTTGTTGCAATGTAAGTGCATACTCGCGAGGGTCATCAATTATCGTATTCTCACTTGCCGTAGTATTGAGCGAGTAAGCACCCGTTAAACTGTCATACTGCCTTGCGATAAACGCTTGCTTGCCGTTAATTGATATCATGTGCCTTACGTGACTTAGGTCTAATGACCTTTGGTGCGTTGGATGTGTTGTCCGTTGCCACTATCTCGGCCGTGCCGTCATAGATGTAGTATTCAAACATACGCTTTTCTTGAGCGTGAGCTGCGGTATATATCTCACCTTTCTTGTACTCTTTGACGTTACGTCCGTCAAAGCTGCTAAAGGTGTCAAATTTAAAGCGTATAGTCATGGCAAAAAGTAGGGTAGGCCGAAGCCTACCCCTTTATCTAGTTGGTTGGTGCGTTGTTAGGAAAGCCTAATACGCCCACAATAGCAACGTTGACATTAGATGTCACAGAAGTTGCATTGGTTTTGTACACTTCTGGGAATACATAACGCTTGGTAGGACGGATGGAGTAGTAGGCAACCGTGTTAACAGCCGTCAAATTCTCCGTCTTAATTAGGTTAGCAGCAGCCAAACGTGTGGCATTAGCTACGTTGGTATCATCGCCTTCACGGAAAGCTAGCGTTAACGCATTGCCTACGTTGATAGCGCCCGTTGCATCACCTTTAGCGCCACCGACAAGGGCGACACCTACACCGCTGAACGTTGCCGTATCAATGGCGGAACCGTTAGCGTTCGCATTGGTCGTGCCACCCGTGAGCAGCGCGGACCATTGTACATTACTTTGCTGACCGAAATCAAATAAACTCATTGTAGTCTCCTAAGGTTAAGATGCGGTCATAGTTAACTGTGCGATGGCTTCGTCACGGATGACGGCGCCACCGAAACGGCTCATCACGTACAGATTAGTCACAAAGCTAGATGCTTCGCTGTACTGGTCACGAATGACGTAGAAGTCAGTGTGGCGAACAACGGTATATCCATAGCGGAAGTCACCGTACAACACTGGCACTTGACCAGCGGTGAACACACCAGTAACGTTACCTACAAGGTCAGGTGCTTCATAAACTGGAGAGCCTAACAGACGCGATGGCGTGCCAGCTTGGAAACTTGGCTCCCATAAGTAGGCAAGGCCGTTGGTGCTGGATAGTACCAGCTGACGGATAGCAGCTAACGTCAAACGGTTAGCCATCCAAGATGCATTGGCCAAATAGTAATCTTTGAGCTGACCTTGCAGGCGAATCAAGTGATCGCTAGTCAGTGTCAAAGCTGTAGAGTTGTAGTTGGTCACGTTGCCTACAAGACCCGTAGGCTTGCTTACGCCATTGCCATTAATAAACGCAGTACCCAGCGACTTCTCAAACTGCTCACGGATGGAGCTGTTGATTTCGGCCTCAAGGTCGTATGCTGCGTCTTGCTCTTGCTCGATCGTCCATGCGACGCGTGCAGCCAACTTGAATACTGGAATGTCAGTATATCCAAAGCTGTCCTTGGTCTTTGTGCTTGCAACATCTTCGTCTAACCACGATGCGGATAGCGACTCATTACGCTTAGCTTGCTTGTAGCTTGGAGCAGATGTCTCAACTACGCGTGCTACTTGAAGTACAGGGCTGATCTCAACGATTTGCTTGTTGATATCATCAGACATCTGTGCAGGCAGGAGCAATGCGCCAGCTGCTGCGAGATCAAAGCGAACAAGGTTATCGCTCTTCAATTCACCGCCACGACGGACGTTGATCTTAGTGTCTTTCATCTGCGCTTCAACAGCGCCAATGCCTCCTTTAGCAAATAACGTAACAGCTTTTTTAAAGTTGCGTACGTCATCGCTCTGCTGCTTAGGCTGAGCAGGATTGATGCTCTTCAAGCCCATTTCGATTTGATCTAAACGGCTATTGATCTTAGTGGCTTGCTCGTTATTCTTGTTAATAACTGCTTCTTTAAGCTCAACCGCTAGATCACGAAACTCTTTTTTAGCGTCAAGTTTCATGTTAATAATTTTTAATTTCGGTTATTAGTGACTTTAACTCATCCACAAGTGATTGATAAGCATCGTCTTGCGGACGCTTAACTGTCTTTCGACGTGTTATGCTCTTTTGCCATAAGGCTTGCTTACGCTTTAAGCTGCTTTTACGTGATTTAGCAGCCATAATTTGTGCTTCCGTGTTCATTGGAAATGGCGTAATGCTTACCTCGTGCAGTGCTACTTCCTTAAGTAGCCGTGTACCGTCAGCGCCTGGCATCGATTTAATGGTATCATAACCAATCGACAGCCCCATTTTAGCGCCTCGGTCCAACATAAATTTGATTTTCTTATATGCGCTTGCAACTTCTGGATCATCCAACGGCATCTCGGCCTTCATGTATAGGCCTTTCTCTTGATCCTCAAGCACGGCAACGCCAGCGACATCACGTGTATTGTATCCGTGATCGAGTAACAATGGTACGATACCTTGCTTATGCAGCAGCGTTTGTTTGAATGCGCCCTTCTCGACTACGTCGCCACCTAGATCGGTGTTGCCGTAAGTTGATGCGAAGCCTTCAATGACGCCTACTTTAGTATCATCGACTTCTTGGATGTCCATCTCGACCTGCTTAAACTTACCGATGATACGACGCTTTGGAAGTTCCGCTTCTTCAAGCGGTTCAATTTTAGATAGCGTGCTAAAGCGGTGACCGACTACTACGCCAGACGAACGCCAGCCACCTTCAACGCGCTCATACACTTCAATCAGTGCAGCTGGATCTTCGGGGCTTGCATCGACCGTGAACTCGCTATCGGGTACATTCAATGATTCGCTGGCGCTGATCTCAATGATCTTGCCCTGCGCTTCTCCGCCAGCCGATTCCCACTTAACAAAGTCGCCATCGGTAAGTTCGCCAGCTGCTGCCTTCATATCGTCAGGCATATCTTCGGCATCGGTATCTAGTTCGGTATCGATTTCTTCCTCAACTTCGCCTTCAAGGTAATCCTCAGCGTCGTGCAAATTTTCTAATGGCAAATTTAGCAGCTTATCAGTCGGTTCCATTTGATCGCCAGCCGTAGCGTACACGCGAACGGTATATACATTGGCTTCAGCGTCGAGGTTTTCGATGATGCCAAATCCGTCGCCATCGCCATCAATAAAATGAACCATGTCGCCTAGGCCATATTCTTTTTGCTCTTCGATAAGCTCATCGTCAACCATTGTCTCAGGATCGTCGATCATTTCGGCCATCTGGTTGATGATATCATCAATCTGTTTGGCTTCATCTGCAGCTTCGATGGCTGCGATAGCAGCGTATGCCGATGCCTCGTCAGCGTGACAGGCAAAAGGAACTCGCTGTTCGCCTTCCAACTTATACACCATGGCTTGACCGGTATCGCCGCTCTCCATGTTGCATTGTTCTTGTACTACTTCAAAAGGCATCGGTTGTGTTGTTTGGATTGTTATATGGTACTTGGAGGTGGTGCGTTTGGATTCATTGGTTTATCATATCCTGGCAGAGATTCGTAACCTACCTTATCGCGCGCCTCATTAACTGAAATAATGCCAGCGTTAACCGTTGCAATATCAACGTAGGTGAGCTGACCTTTTTCTTCTAGGTTAGCGAATCCAAGCTCTTCACGTGCTTCGTTAACGGTCATAATACCAGCCTCAACCGCTTTCATTAAGCGATCGATCTTGGCTGCTCGCTCTTCTTGAATAGCTTCAATGCTATCGTAGTCAATACATATCTTTGGATTGTCAGAGTAAAATGGTTGTAGCGATCGGTTAAGTGCGCTATAGATCATCTTGCCAAGCGGAATAGCTGCTTCGCTGTAAAGCGCCTTGCGTGCTTCTTGGAAGTTACTATACGTCTTGTTGCTTGCATCGTTGAGCAGCTCGCTCGATAGGCCTAAAGCCATAACGATCATTCGCATTGATATCTGTATCGCCTCGCTCCATTCGGTTTCCTGAGGCTTATCGCTAAAGCGTTGAAGCGTAGCGTTTTCGCTGATTATTTTTAATCGGTGCGCATTGGCTGCACCCGACTGCGCTTGCCATTGGTCCTTTAGCATATTAGCCTGAGCCTGCGTTATGCCAGGCATGCTGGCTATGATCGGTGGCGTACCACCACCTAAGGCAACATTCTTGTTCCACGTAATTGCGCTATTGTGCAGATCAATCAGCTCGCCTAATGGAACACCTGGCGACATACCGTGAAAGTACTCGCGAAGGTTAGGCATCTTGATGTATATTACTTCTTCCTTGCCAAAGTACACGTCACGGTTTTCACGGTACACATAGCCTGTTATCGGATTAATATAGTCACCTTGAATTGGATCAGTGTACTGCGATGGCATCACCACCAAGCCCAATGGACGTTGATCGTAGTCGCTCTTGACGATGTTCAGATACCCCTCGCCAGTTGCGATGATGTACAAGCATAATAGCTGAATCATTTCTTCACGCGTTGTATCACGCTCCATCATACGCAGGATAGGATGATCGGTCGTCGTCGTAGTACGTCCACGTGTGCTGCTTTCAATATAGATCGGCATGCTAGCTACCGTTCGTGACAATAGCATAGCAGCAGCATAGAAAGGAGCGTTACGCTCGAAGGCTTGCTCAATTAGTTTGCGCTTATCCCAGCGCGTATAGTCTTGCCAGCCGTTACCCCATAGGATACCTTGATATACACGACTTGGTAAACTCTTGCGATTGAATAGATTAGAATACCATGCCATGTTTAAACGATCCAATAGTTATTGCGGTTGCCTGGATACATACGTCCATAGATCTCCCAAAGTGCATATCGTGCCGTATCGGCATCGTGCGTTTTGACTCGACCTTCTTTGTAATCGGACGACTTGTCGAGGTCGCCATACTTGTCGGCTTTAGCAGCTTGAAGCGATTGATATACGTTGCGCTCAGCAGGATTGAACTTTACTAAGTCATTGCGTAGCGCCCAGTTAACGCATTGTATTGTGTCCTTAACTGGTGGGTTAGCCAATGGTACCTTGTATCGTAGACGATCACCGAACGCATCACCATACAATTCACGCACTGCCTTCCACATGCTGCCCGTTGCAAGTGCTGTACGGTTCTCGCCAGACGCATCGCCTAACAAGATGATGTTACCACGATGGTTCTTGTAATGTTCAATCAATTTTTGAGCGTCTTCGAAAACGGTCGCTTCCTTCATCTGAAAGCTCTCAACGCATCCAGCTAATGGCTGTGCCTTATCATTACGACCGAACTCTTGCCATGCGGATACGGCACGGTACTCAACGTTAAAATCCCAACTAAGGTATAGATCTTGGTTAGCACTATAAACGCACTCTTGTCTGTGCTCTGGTAAGATGCTAAATAACCCAAGGCCTGTCAGCGATACGCGTCGGCCGTGAAGATAGCGGTCGAGCTGCGCTCCATCGTAGGTTGCGCGTAGTAGCTTTTCATAACGCTCACGGAAAGCGCGATCAGGATTGTCCTTAAGGCTGATCTCATAAAGCGTTCCGCCTTGATCTTCAACGAATTTATACAATGGCGCGTCTGGTTCGTCGGGCATCGATGTCACACGGACCCGCGCTTGACCTTTACGGATACGGCTAACAAAGGTTGTGAGCGCTTCGGTTGAAAAGTAGCTGGCCTCGTCCGCCCATCCCCAACTATAAGCAACCGATTCGATACGCTTAATGACATCGGCTTCGGCTGATCGTAAGTGAATGATCGACCCCATAACGTTGATGGTCATGGTCGATTGATTGAAGCGGTACGGTATGGCAAGCTGTTTGAATAACGGTTCGATGTCTTGAAAGTAAATATCGCGCGCCTGTTGCAGCGTATTCCACATCAAAAGCCCCTGGCTACCTGGCTGGCGATCGAGCTCAGCAATGACGAATCGTGCACCGCACCAAGTTTTGCTTGAGCCCTTAGCGCCTACGATAGACACGAAGCGCGTATTACCAGCGACAAAGTCTGCTTGGTACGGGCGCATCGGTTGGATGACGCTATCTTCGGTGCTATAGCTTAGAGCTGCGTTCAAGCGAAGGCAACGATATTGGATGCGGTCGTATCGGTGTTACTGACTCGTTTGACGCTCAGGTCAAGGAAAGTGCCAGCGTTAATATTCTTGATAATGACGCTTGAACTGCCATCATACGGGATGACGTTGATATTACCTGCTGTTCCTACGTATAGGTAACGAACAGCTATTGAAATGTTGGTCGTATCCGATGGTGTAACCGCTTCGAAGTAAGTGGACGATCCGCGTTCTGCTCTTTGCATAAATGCACACATTTAGAAGGTTCATCTAAATGTATGCACTTTTTTTAAAATATGTGTATGATTTTTAAAATTTTATTTGTATATCGCCTCGCACTTATCAAGAAACGTCTCGATGTGTTTATGCGTGCGGATCTGAAACATGTGATAACTCATCTCTATCGTGCCAATTCCGAACGTTGTACCGCATCCATACACTGGCATTCCATCGCGCAGCTTCCAGAATGGCGCCTCAATTGGTGGGAAGTCGTAGCGTAAAGGCATGTAATATATGATCGGCTTACCGTGCGCTTCGTAGGCATAGGTTACCTCTTCGGCTACGTCGCCTCGCTCGGTCTCGGCAAATGACGGACGACCGATTGCGGTCCATTCGTGTAGGTTGATGCCCATAAAAGATGGGGCAACAAACACATGTTGATTATTTTCGATATGATTGCTGCGTTGAATGTTGCCTACTAGCTTACCTTTGCTTGCATGTAGCAGCGTCATTTCGATAGCTTGTAACGATAGCGGTATCGCATCGATGTCCATAATCAGTGCCACATCATAGCCTACGTTTAACGCATGTGACAGCATCCAATCGCAGGTTGCTCCGTGTGGCTTAGTTGTAAGTACCTGCTTGAACTCGATATCGCATCCAAGCTTGTACACGACTTTGCGCTGAGCTTCAACGATTGCAGGTGAGATATTGCCCATGTAAGGCGATAGTATTATTGGCTTCATTGGCGTACAAAGATTTGATCGTATCCGCAGTCGTAGGTCTGGTCGGTCAGTTCGTACCCGTGTGACTTCATGTAAAAAATAAACTCATCACGGTTTTTAAGGTGTATCATCTCTACCTGTATCTTGTCGATATCATACTCGAACAAATCGGTATCCATTATGACCTCTTCGTCCATGCCTTCTATATCCACGAATAGGATATCGATGTGCCTAGGTGCGCTGTTAAGTACTTGCGATAGGGTAACCGTTGGGCAAAGGAACGAAGCTATCGTTGCATCGTCATAGCCATGTTTTAAAATGTGGTTACGGTCGGTCGATGCAACTTCGTATCTAGGGCCGTCTAATGTGCTGTAATAAAATTCAATAATGCCTAATTCTTTATCGCTCGGCACTACGGCAGCATTAATGACATACGCGTCTGGATACTTTGAGCGCAGTATCGGCACGTGATAGATATTAGCCTCCACCAAGATCAGCTTATTGTCAGCCGTGTAAAATTGCGTGACGTGGTCATCACCTACGCATGCGCCTAGTTGAATTATGTTCATAGATTTGCAATGTAATCTTCAAGTTTACGTGTTGGTGTCCAGCCTAGCTCCGTGCGTGCATCGTGGTTATCGCATACGCTTATCGGATAGTTGCCCTTCTGGTCAGGAACATTAACGTGAGTGATATCTGGATATCTAGCTTTAAACATTTCGAATACCTTGTTAATGGTCACAGGCATATAAGCACCGAGCTCGAACTCACGGAGCTTGCTATCGGTATGCATAATCTTTACAAGGCCGTCAACAATATCGTCCACATGTGTGAAGTCTCGCACTTGGTTGCCATTGCCTACGATCGTTAACGGTTCGTTTTTGGCTATCATACCACGCCATTTGCCAATGAGTGCAGCTTGATCACCTTCAGTTATCTCATGTGGTCCGTACACGTTGTAGAAACGTGCTATACGTGTATCGACATCGAAGCACTTATGGTACATCATACATAGCTGTTCACTCATAAACTTGTACGTTGCGTATGGCGATATGTGCGGATCGTGCCAGCGTGAGGATGAACCGGCATAGATGAACTTAAAACCGTACATGTAAGCATTGACTAGTATATCCTTTGTTAGCTTAGCGTTACTATCAAAGTAGGTTAATGGCAAACAAAAAGATGCTTGAATACGTGACAAGGCTGCAAGGTGAAAGCAAACGTCAATATTCTCATATATTTGCTTGTCGTATATATTTAATAATCGTGTATCATAATACTTGCAGCCATCCACGTGGTTTTCTTTTGTACCTACGCTATAGTTGTCGATTGATCGTACCTCATGCCCATCAGCAACGAGGCGTTTGATGAGGTTAGTACCAATGAATCCAGCACCACCTGTGACTAATATTCGCATGCTAAGTTATCCTTGTAAAATTTCAATGTGTTGTCAGGTACATAGTAGTTGACTGTTGCTTGACCGCTACACGCTACGGTTATATCGTGCTTAATGCTTTGCATATGCTTAGTGAACATGCGGTCACCTAGCCATTGCCAATCAAAATGGAATAGGTGATGGATGTGGTCGCGTCTGAGCATCCAGCAGTTTGTATCGATTAGCGTATAACCGAAGTTGTTAGGCTTGCCCGTGCTCTCAAAGTTATCAATGCCTAAGTAGTTACCTTGCTGGTCGTATAGCTTGCGCTTACTGTAGGCATAACCGTGCTGCTTTGCTATCGGAAGCAAGCTAGCTATGTGGTTTTGATTGATGTGATTGTCTTCGTCAAGTAACGCAAGGTAATCGCAGTCAATAAGCTGGCTATAGTGCGCGTATATGCGATGTCCGTTCCATTTGTTCTTGCCTGTGTTGTCCAGTAAGCTAGCTATACGTGCATAATAGCCATTGCTTTTTTTTAGTATGTCAAGCGTGTTTTCGATAAACTCGCGGCCATCAATGACAAGCAGATGCCGTAACTGAGTAGCCAAAGGTATCTGCTGCTCGCTTACGCTATTGATGCAGCGTGTTAACTGTTCACTCGCGATCGTCGGTGTTAAGATGGTTATTCGTGTCATTAGTTTCGATGTCCTTATCTGTGGTTACTATCACTAGTTTTCGGCTGCCCTGCGTAACATCTTCGGTCTGCACTAGGTTACCGTATTTTTTAGGCTTAATTTTTGATGCCGTCCATTTGATCGTGTCGATCCTCAGTTCATTCTGGCGCAATTCAATCTGATCGTTCACTTGGCTATCAGCAATGTCCATAATCATGTCCACACGTACATCCGCTTGAATATCGCGCGCGCGCATGTATTGCTGTAAAAATGTAGGATGTTTCTCAAGCCAGTTGTACACGGTTTTCAGGGTCGGAGTGTTTGGCTCCTTGCAAAATGAAGTGAGCGACTTGCCAATTATAAGCCAGTCGCATATGCGATCTGCCATCTCCTGCGTGAAATCGCTAGGTCTTCCAACATCATTCATAGTACCTCGCCTTTAGTTTGTTCACATAGTGCATAAAGTTGCTATTGTTTATCACTCTATCTAGCTCACCTTCGTACAATTTAGCGATAATATCCATTAGTTGCTTTGCCTTAGCTTTCGATATATCAGCAGGCAATGGTTCGTTTGGATCGTATTGCCAGTTATCTGGCTTTGGCGGGCAAGAGCTGTGCTCAGGTGTTGCCGTGCGCATCGAGGTGCGAGCGCGTAGCCATTCGGTAAACGCCATAGCGTGTGCACGTGCGTTCGTACCTTTGAGCTCAACACTGCCGTAGTGCAATGCGCTAAAGAATGCCTTAAGTACAACTTCCATGTGTTCGTGCTCAGGAAAGTTAACGTTGTCGGCAACGAGCAGATCGAAGAGCAGCTTCTTTTCATGTACGGTTACGTCTTTGCCTAGCACGCGGAAGTGATAGTCAAAGATGTCATCGATCTCAGGTGTTAGTATGCAGGGTCTAGTCTTCTTCATAAAGGTGTGATAAATCAGGCCATTTAACTTCTTTTTCAATTTTCACGCGGTATCGCGGATCGTGCAAGGAACGGTTGATCCAGTTGCTAGCTGCGCTGCGCCAGTCCATTATAGGTAGGTTGTTGCTTTTAAGCCAGCCTTGTGAGTCGTAATGGTTAAAGAACCGTTCCGCTTCCTGTGCGTTCGATCCAGCATCGATAAACATCTGAACCATAGCATCGTCTTTCGAATGCTTCGGGAATGGCGGCTTATCTTTATCCTTGTCTTTATCCTTGTCCTTATCCATATCCTTTACTATGTCCATATTTTTATCTTTATCTTTATCTTTAGATCCTATAATGGGGCTATCAAGCCCCTTGCTAGCCCCTTGTTTTTTATCATCGATAAGCGATGTAAGGCCGTGTTTCTGTAAAATTTGTATAACGGATTGTGAAACCTTATCCCCTTTCAATGATCCATATTGGAAGTCGATAAATTTTTTAATGATCCAGTATGTATCATCTAGCTTTTGAATACGATCGGACATGTACCTAATTACTTCCGACTGTTCCAATGATTCACCAATCATAAACTGTGCTTTACGAAAGTTTACCTTCCATATACCGGCATGATCGCATTCATCCAATAGGTATATCCAAAACAATTTATACTTAGATGGCAGTTCTGAAAACCAAGGATCATCCCACTTTTTAGTATCTGTAAAGCGTTTAGCCATTAATAGATCCTCCCGTATTTTCTGTTGTAACATATACCACCTACATATCTAAACGCTGTATTTATACTATCTTCAGTTCCATCGTAATATTGAATGTATGCAATGTTTATCGCTTCGCATACTTCAACTACGCCAAACTGCTTAATAAACTTTTTATAGTTTATAACACCTATTTCGGTCAATACTCTTCCATAGAGTTCATTAATAAGATTACTAACTATTGTAAGCGACTGATCCTCTTCGTCTATTAATTGCTTTTGCCATGTGGCAAGCATTTCAAGTTGATTTTTACGCTCCTGAATTATGTCTAGTTGATGCTTACGCTTTAATAATATTTCATTGTCAGACAATATCTTGTTGCTTTTTCCAGCATTACAAGATTGACAAGATGTAATCAAGTTCATAATGTCATTCTCACCACCCTTAGATAATGGATATATATGATCTATATGTAGTATAACTTTAGGCGCTGATTCACCACAGTATTGACATGTAAATTTATCTCTTTTAAATATTTCAAAGCGTAACTTTTTACTTATTCCTTTTCTCATGTTGTTACAAATAAAAAACCCAACTCTGGGTGCGGTGCTGATCGCATTGCCAGAATTGGGCTTGGGGTTGGTGCTGTCACCAGGAGTCAATCGATTAGGTCAGCACTCCTAAGCGATCGAGTATAAATATACGAAATCTTATGAATCTTTTAAAGCAAGATAGTTGCTCGTCAGTTGCATAAAGTCATCCAAGCTACGTGCGATACGGTACGCATAGCCCTCAAGCTCGCATATGTTCTGGAATAGCTTTTGACTATCGGTCTGCCGTCCTGTCTCTGTCTTCATTTCTATAAAAAGCCCATGAAAGCCACCACGCGGAGCCATAATGAATAGATCGGCTACGCCTGCCAGCACGCCTTCACGCTTTAGGATGCTGCCTGTTTTCGGCTCACGCTTAGATCCATTAGGTATAGCAAAGATCACTATATCGCGGTGTTTGGTTCGGAAGTATGCAACGCAAGCCGACTGGATGCGTGACTCAGCATGTTTCATAACTTTTTTCTTAACAATTATTTTTGGTTTCTTCTTGATCCATAGGTGCTTTTTTTCGCTTGGTGTACAATGCCACGATAGGAACCGTTTGGCACGTCCTTTCATTACTTTTTCTTTAGAATAGCCGGCATCAAGTATTGTTGAATAGAACAGGTTAATACTGAACTCATAAGGCATTTTTTCGTATGCGTCCTTAAGTATGCCTTCCTTCATGTTTGGCTGGTCTATGTATTTATGAAAATCTAGCTGTATCATCACGGCACCAATTCGTTGACGTCAACGCCAAGATCGTTAAGCGCAGATCGTATCAAGCGCACAAGCTCTGCCTTACGTAAGCTCTTAGCTTGAGGTAGTATATCGTTTTTAATCAAGTTAAGTGCGTACGCCATGCGCTCACCGTGGACAAGGTGCTTGAGTCGCACCGTGTCCATTGGATCTGCATCGCATAATTCTATCAATGTTTTCATAAGTGTATGGTAATCATAAAGTTAATGAACGAAAGCAATAGCACGCACGCCATAAGCGTGTACACAGCTATCAATTTCTTAGGTGCGTTGTTATCCTTGCTTTTGTCAATATACTCCGCTGCCTGACCAAGCCCTGGCAGCAATAACAACAGGACGATGCTTAGAAAGATCTGGTCGTGCATAGGTGTTTGTTAAGAGTTCGTGTTCAAATTTAACGGTAGGAATAATCGAAGCTAACATCTCGTCGTACGCCATGCTATCAATCTTAGCATACATTTGTTTATCGTATTTTGTTAAGTCATACATATCAATGATCTGCTTTAAGACCTGAGCATAGTTATGCGCTTCGGCATATCCAGCACGTGCAATGGCATCAATCTGCTCGTACGGGTCTTGGGTCTGCATCACCGCTCGGTATCGGCTAAACTTACTAAGCAAGTTATATCGATCCTTGATTGATTGATCTGCATTGTTATAAGCTCTAAAATAGCCTTCGGCAGGTGTCCAAAATTTGCCGTAACCGCTGCCACGTGTGTGCTTGATGCCGTATAAGTTGCGTGCTCGTTTGTATAGGGTCGATGATCCGTATCCTGTCTCAAGGGCTGCCTGAGCTAATGCTACGGACGGCAGTAGTCCTGGTGTTTCGATGCTTGCTTGGATGATCTGCTCTGAGTATCGATCAAAGAAAGCTTGTTGGCGTGACAGGTTACCACCGATGGCAACAGTGCTTAAAGCGAAGGTTAAAATGAAAAGGTGTTTTAACATGGCTCATATATTTAGTTAGTGTTAGAAAGTTGATATGATGATCATAGCCATTGCCAGTATGGCAAGTGCCACAATCAATAGTTCTTGTTTTAAGGTTCTCATTTAGGAAAGTTAACGCCCACCCGTCACAGTGGGCGTTAGTAACTCAATGATATCCAGTTCCAACTGAACTGGTGTTCCCAATTTAACTACTATCGGAACGCTATCGTAGGTATATAGCTGCGGATAGTAGCGCTCGTTGTACGTGCGTCGCTCTCGAATTCTTACCAGCCTTCCGGAAGAGGTCTTAATGTCGCGCTGGTCTAAACTGTAGTCACGTCGTTTCATAGTGAAGTTCCTTCACTTTATTATAATTTGTTTTATGCGAATTTGCAAACGCTTTTACACCTGTACCTAATAGGTCGTCGTTAAGCATACCTATCGTGCATACGGTCTTGCTCACTTCCCATGTTTGCACTTTGTAATGTCGCGTTACTTGTCGCACGTTAAGTGCAATAACATTAATGCGTAAAGGCTTTACGTAAAAGCAGTTTACAAAATGCGATAGTGTTAAACGCTCTTTATTTTTGCGCATATTTTTGCGCTCTTCTTCCTCAAGCGAGAGGTACGAATACACGTCAATGAACTTGCTCATAGGTGCTCCTCGTAGTAAAAGTTATTGACGATCTCGCCTTCTGCCCAAGCAAGCAAAGGGTTTGCTTCATATAGCTCGGGGTTTGCGTAGAACTCGGTAAGCTGCACGTAATTGCCCGATGCAAGTAGCTCGTTAAATTGCAGCTTACTTGGTCGCAGATCAATGCTGATTTCGTAAATGTCACGGTAAAAACCAATCAGCGTGCCTTGGTTATTGTCGTACGCGTCAACGCGGTAGAATATTCCTTGTTCCATAGCTAAAAAGGTAAACCATCTTCGTTATAAGTGTATGCTGGTGGATGCTTTTCGTTCATCACCGCAAGCTCAATCGTTTCGGCATCCTTCTTCGATACCTTGTACTTGCGACGTATGCGATCCATTGTCATCTTGTCATCTTCAATCATCAAACGCACGACCTCTTCACCCTTTTTGGTTAGGTTACCATCTTTGTCGGTTGCGTTCAGCCACGGCTTATCATCTGTATTGACCTCAGATTTCGGTTGTAACGCGCGATCGGCTGTCGGTGCACTTGCTGTATTGCCGTCATCGTCGTCGTCGCTTACAATGCCTAGAATTGAGCTGAGTCCGTAGCGTCGGCCGTAGGTCTGAGCGCTGCCGATACCTTGAGGATCTTGCTTGCTTGGACGTAACGTGATCACGCTCTGGATCCATTCACCGCTTTCGTGGAACACGGTCGTCACTACGTTCACGTACGTGCCATCGGTTTCGGTGTTTGTTTGCGTAAATCCTAAGCCATTCGCCCGTAAGATAGGACGAACAGCTTCTACGATGTTATGCAAGGTAGCGTACTTTGATTTGTACACGGGATTTGACCCGTCGGTTAAGATAGGTTTGAACTCGCTTTGCGCTTTAATAAGTGCGCTAAACAGTTTGTTCGTTGTTTCGCTTTGCTTCATTGACGATATCGTTTATAAGTTGTTGGTTATCTGCCTCAGATAGCTGATTAAACAGCAATTCTATCACGTAGCTAAAGTAATTATAAGCATTAGGATCCTTTGACGCATCTAGTGCCGTTACTAAAAATCGACGAATATTGTAATAATCTTGCAATTTTAACATCGTTATTCCCCCTTGTAGGTAAGCTTAATACCCTCAGCGGTAAAGCTAACTTTGGCAGGTGTGATCATCTCGCCAGTATCGGTATTGGCAAGCGGAACGCCTTCGGCTGCCATCGCCATCAATGACTCGTGATCCTTTAGTAACTTGTTGTATTGATTCCAAGTCGCATCATCTTTGTAGCTATACATCTTGCGCTGCTTGTTGATTTCAACGATATAGCCATTGATTCTAACCTGCTCGCTACCATACTTTAGGCGCTCATTAATCGCATTAGCTTTGATTGCATCCAAGGCATCGGCAGCAGCATCAGCGATCATACGCAGTTGCACGTATGCTGGTAGGGCTTTTGTATCACCATTAACAACATAGGATTGCAGGTCTGCAATGTCGTTAATGATTTGATTTAGTTTATCAGTAGTCATATCTTTATATAGTTAGTTGTTCTAATGTGTGTCTGTGATGCGAAGGGGTGATCTAAAAGTCATCCCTTCGTACGTTTAAGTTCATAGTCGCTTTGTGATAGCCGTTGAGGAACCAAAGCACAACGATAAAAAACATAATTTCAAGCATAGCAGCCTCCTTCGTTATCGCGTGTTAATTCGTCAAACGCTTCACTGATCTCTCTGATCTCGCCTATGTAGCGCAGCCACGCAGCGGAGTCGCCACAATACAGCGCCATATATGCCATAAACTTGGTTTGTCCTAAGCGCTCAGAGAGCTGCTCAATTGTGTAGTTACTGAAGTTGTTCATCGGTTCTCCTTGCTAAACTGTTCAGCGATCAACGAACGTATGCCTACGCTGACTGATCCGTACTTGGATTTGAGCCACATCACCCAGTCAAGGCGAAGAGTGATGTTGACTTGTTTTTTTTCTTGTGTCATAATTATAAGTTAGTGTTGTTACGGATAAATTCGTTGACAATGTGAATGCTGTCATGATGCACCGCTGATTTGAAGTTATAACCGTTAATAACTTTTAAGCATGCACTACGCTGCTCAGGTGTGCAAGTTGCATCGTCGATTAAAAGTGCTGCTGCATCGTTTTGACGCTGCGTAGGCACATAGTTACCGCCAGCGGTTGCGTAGTCAAACTTTGAACTAGCGCGACGCTTCTCAGCTTTGGCAGCTTTGCGCTCATTATAAGCTTGAGCGTATGCGGCATCGGTTGCCATGCGGATTGCGAACTCTTTACGTTGTGCAGCGGAAGGTCTAAATTTGTAAGCCATAATCGTGAGTGTTAATGTGTGTGCGTTTTTGATTATGTACTAATATACGTACTTTATATATAAAAGCAAGCACTTTTAATACTATTTGTAAGTATTTATAAATAATTGGCGTAAAATAAAAAAGGCCAACCCTTTCACGGAGTTGGCCTTGGTCCCTATGCTTAACGTAATTGCGATGTGCTGACCAGCTATCAGACTTGCCAGCACTAGTTCATGCTTAACTTATATACGTGAAACCAATATAAAAAAAATAGCTATCCGATCAAAGATAGCTACTTGACTAGTGATCTGAGGTTTATAGGAGTCGTGCAATAATCGTATTCATAATGCCACCACCGAGCGCGCCAGAGCCGATAGCGATACCGATACTTATCCATTTAAATGTCTTGTTTTGCTCGGTTACGATATCAAGCTCGCGTTCAATTGTCTGCAATCGGTAGAGTAAGCCTGTCTTGTTGTCCAGCTCGTTACCTACAATGACATTGTAAATCAAGCTGATCTTGTCTTCAATGCTGTTAAGTCGCTGTTCGATGGCATCCATGCGCTTTTGGCTTGGCTGGCCGCTAGTGTTATTTGATGTCATTGGATGTAAGTAAAGTGTAGGTGAATGAGTTGCCGTATAGCTGTCGTGAAAATTCACACAGCTTTATAAATTCATCGTACTCTGCGCTGCGTTTAAACACCTGGCAGCCGTGCGACCAGTTATCCACGATTACGCTATCACGACCAGCCTTGTGTATGTTAATGCCGAATAGGCCAGTATCGGTGCGAAGCTCATCATAATCTTTGTCACGATCGCTGTCACGCCATACGGTTACGGGTTTGCGTTGCACTAAGGCTTTATATCGTCCGCGGTGCAGGCCTAGCTGATAGGCGCCCCTATATTGACCCGGCACCAAACGCGCTACGCCTTTAGGATTGTCATAAGTGATGGCGCCTTTTAAACCAGGATCGGTAGTGATCGGCCATTGATGGAACATCTGCTCGCCACGTAGCTTATAGCTTACGGTTAGCACATCATCGAACCAATTAGTGATGACCTTGTCAGTCACGCTATTACGTACGCCTACGATGTTAATGTTATAGTCGCCACTATCGAAATAAATGTAACCTTTGGCTAGCATTACTGATCGTATGGCGGTAGCGTTATAGGTCATCAATGCGTACCCAGCTAAGCGTGTCTTCGTCCCATATATATGTATGACCATCATTTGGGTATGGTACGGGCGCTTCCCATAAACACGATGTTGTATCTAACAACCAAGATTGGAATGGTTGTGGTGGGATAAAAGCATCTAATGTAGCATCATACGTGTAGCCAATGCCTGCGTAATTTTTACGGTATGCTTTGCTTTGATCAGCTGATGGCTTATTTGTATTAGAATCATAATGTATACCGCCATGTGTGTTATAACTTGTACGCTTGCACACCTGCCCACGAAACTCGCCATACCACTCTTCCCAGTTGATGCCATCTTCGCCTTCATCTTTACCGACAATTACATCAGTAACTATATTTTGGTCATCTAAAAATGCGTAGTGTGCCATAATTAAGTAAATGTAACTGTTCCAGTTCCAGCTGTAAAATTTTTATAGCTATATGAGCCATCAGTACCGGTAGCATCAGCGGTAAGACCTGCGCCCACTGTTATACTAGCATCAGCGGTCAACCATCTTAATATGACTACTCCCGATCCACCTGCTTTGGCATCTGTAGTGGCATAACTTCCACCACCGCCACCGCCCGTGTTAGCTGATCCAGCTGTTGGTGCAAGAACACCACCACCAGATCCTCGGCCACCATTACCACCTCCTCCAGATCCTCCCAATCCTCGTGTGTTAAATCCTGGGCCACCGCCACCGCCTGCACGAGTAACCGATGAACCTGTTGCCGATGATGCTATACCACTTCCGCCAGCTCCACCTACTCCATTAGTAGCTGTTGCACCGTTAGCTGATGCACCACCTCCACCACCGCCAGCATTGCCAAGAGTTTCAACACCACTTCCACCATCTTTACCTTGGCTTGTAGTACCAGTGCCACCAGCTCTTCCTGTATAAGGTGGTGTATTATCGGTTCCACCACCACCTCCAGAACCACCATTTAATCCAGTTGCATTTGTATTATCGAATGCACCGCCACCGCCACCGCCCGTAGATGTAATTGTCGAAAAAGTTGAGCTACTTCCATTTGTTCCTCTTCCACTTACTGTTGTAGAACCGGCTCCGCCCCCACCTATTGTAACTGTATATTGTGTGTTTTTTGTTATAAATATTGCTGATTCAGCAGTAGTATTACCACCACTATTATCGCCAGTTACACTCGATCTATATCCACCAGCTCCACCGCCTGCAAAACCACCGCCACCGCCACCACCAGCTATAACTAAATATTGAACAGATAAATTAACATTTCCAGGTAATGTTTGAATAATCGGCGCTATCTGCCCGCTACGAGTGCGTAATCCATATCTACTCATGGTGCTATATTGTTAACAAATCCAGTTATAGTAGTAGTGTTACCTACATTAGTAAATGCGCTAATATAGCGTAGTCCAGATTCTGTGCCTTGTAGTACAGTGCCAGGTGTAATGATTGTAAAACCGCTTGCTGCTGGAATACCATAGACAATGCGATCATTATTTGTAGCGTTTGCAATATTGCTACCATATTGTATCGTCAAACTTACATTAGATGCGCTAAAGTTATTAGCATACAACCATACCTCATGATAAACATTAGCATTAGAAGTTATGCTATGCAGATTAGTTGCATTGCTAGTAAGCGTACCTTGTATTAATATAGGCCTACCACCGTCACTTGATGATAGTTTTTCTTTGGTGATGTTTGCCATAATTAGCTAAAAACTTGAGCGTTTAAAATGATGTTACCAAGATCTATTGCGGAGCTACCGCCCTGCGATTGAACCGCATTCCATGTGTTGCTAGTGCTCAAATATGTAAGCACATAACCATTAGTAGGCGATGTTACGTTGACATTTGTAAGATCGTCAAGACTTAATTCTACAACGCCATTTTTGCCGTTGACGCTTATAACATTCGCATAGCTCACTACCTGCGTTACATTCTGATAACCAGCAGGATTCAAGTTGCTATAAGCACCAACATCATCGGCATCTAACACGACTACACCTGATGCGCCATTGACGCTAATAACGTTGGCGTATGCTACGACCTGTGATACGTTCTGGTAGCCAGCAGGGTTAGTATTTGCATACGCTCCTACGTCATCCGCATCGAGCACAACGACACCGCTGGCACCGTTGACCGATACGACATTGGCATAGCTTACAACTTGAGAAACGTTCTGATAACCTGCTGGGTTCAAATTCGAGTAAGCGCCGACATCGTCCGCATCAAGCACCACAATGCCACTAGCGCCATTAACGCTTATCACATTGGCCGTAGCTTGCACCTGCGAGATGTTAACAAAGCCACTTGGGTTCAAATTGCTATAGGCACCAACGTCATCGGCATCTAAAACAACTACGCCAGATGCACCGTTCACGCTAACTACATTAGCATAAGCTGTTACTTGAGATACATTCTGATAGCCACTTGGATTGGTGTTTGCGTATGCTCCTACATCGTCTGCATCAAGTAACACAACACCGCTCTTGCCATTGACGTTAACTACATTAGCGTACGTTACTACCTGTGAAACGTTTTGATAGCCGGCTGGGTTGGTATTAGAATATGCTCCGATTTCATCAAGCGTAGGAAAGCTAAGCACCGGATTTTGCGGATCGCTATTATCGACACCATCACCGCTCACGCTTTGCACACCGCCAGCACTTACGCTTTTAGCTTGCCAAGTATTGCTAGTACCGTTGTAAATAAGGTACTGGCCTTCGGTCGCGTTAGTAGCTTGGACATCATTGATATCGTTCATGTTTAGCACGACGACACCTGTCTGGCCATTGACGCTATCGACCGCACCGCCACCGCCTTCGCCTGCAATCCACGTATTTGAGGTAGCGTTATATATAAGCACATCGCCCGTATTGGCAACCGTCACGTTTACATTGCTTAGATCGTCAAGACTTAAAACGACAATATTAGTTTTGCTGTTAACGCTTTGCACGGGCGCTGCTGCGCTGGCTTGAGATATGTTTACAAAGCCACTAGGATTTGTGTTGCTATAAGCCCCGACATCGTTAGCATCTAATACGACAACACCGCTCTTGCCATTGACGTTAACTACATTGGCATAAGATGTAACTTGTGAAAGATTTTGATAGCCGGCAGGATTGGTATTGGCGTATGCTCCAACGTCATCAGCGTCTAAGACTACTATTCCTGATGCGCCATTAACGCTCACAACGTTAGCTACGGCCGTTACCTGGCTAATGTTAGTGTATCCGCTTGGGTTTAAATTGCTATACGCCCCAATGTCGTCGGCATCTAACACGACAATATTTGTCTGGCCGTTTACACTTTGTACAGGGGCAGCAACGCTAGCCTGCGAAACGTTTATATATCCTGCTGGATTTGTGTTGGAATATGCCCCGATCTGATTAACGGTCGGGAATGTAAGCGTTGGGTAGAATGGGTTAGCGTTATTAACGCCATCACCGCTAATGCCTAGCACTACATTGTGTGTATTCCAAACATTGCTAGAGCTGTTCCAAATAATAGTCTGGCCATTGGTTACATTTGTTGCGTTAACATCGTGTAAGTCTTTGAGGTCATCCGATAGCCACGGACGCACTAACACATTGACGTTATTGCCGTTAATGCTAACGATTGCACATACGCTAATTTTAAGGTTTGGAGCCGTTGGCTCAACCTTCGTTAGTCCACCTGCAACCGCAGGATCGCACCATAGCAAATCACCTTCTGCCCACGTTTGCCCTGCTGGTTGTTTAGCACTTAGGCTGATCCCACGTAGGTTGCCAAACCATGTTACAAATCCATCAGCGCCAGCCGTTATTTCTTCGGTCACTAATCCTGTCAACAGCTTAGCCGGTAACGTACCATCGGCAACCATTCGTTTGATACGTAATTTGTTACCCTGTGCTGGCGTGGTTGGGTCAACCATAACAACAGTACCCTTAGTAAGGGTAACGCTATCGGCATTATAAGAGATCGGATATAACGTTTCCTGACCGATCTGCAACATAGTGTTGGCAGTCTTGCCGAACTCTAAAGTTTTCTCCTCATAGTTCCAACCTATTTGCCCAATGCCTACCGTTGCATTCGTGGTTGTATCAAACGTTACCGTATCGACGTTAATGTTTGAAGTCCATGTTGCATCGTAATCAGTGCCTGAATTCTTTTGCAGCAATTGATACTGAGCACCGCCATTGTATACATTTACAACACCGCTTTGCCCATTGACCGATATAACGTTTGCGTATGCCGTGACCTGCGAAACATTTTGATAACCGCTAGGGTTTAAATTAGAATAGGCGCCTACGTCATCGGCATCAAGAAGCACTACACCGCTGGCATTATTTACGCTTACGACATTACTGACCGCGGTAACTTGTGATATGTTTACATACCCATTCGGGTTAGTGTTTGAGTAAGCTCCAACGTCATCGGCATCGAGAACTACAATGCCTATTTGACCATTGACGCTATCAATAGCGCCTGAACCATTACTCCAATAAGTATCGTAATTGGCATTGGTATTTTTGCGGAGCACTTGACCTACTGTACCACCAGCTGCAACGCCTTGACCCGGGTCGCCTTTCTCGCCTACAGGTACTATCTCAACAATGTAATTGCGTACATTCACGTCACTCATGTCGTTACCTCCGCTGTAACTGTAAACTGTCCTGTCATGTAACTTGTTTCAATCGTCGCATTGCTGACCCGAAAGTCATATACCAATGATGCAACAGGTATGTTTGCCATGTTTGATTTGCCGATTGTCCATGTCACAACGTCAAAGCTTGTATTGCTTATCACAATATCGCCATTGTTAGTGCTACTTGTATATATGACGTTGACATTCGACCCACGTACACGCTTGATCTGAGCCTTGATATCGTAACCTGAAAGACTCATTGGCACAACATTGCCATTCGTGTTGGTCTGGAACTTCCATCGGCGCTGGAAAGTGTCGCCCTGATATACGTTTAAATTTTGAAGCCCCGGGTAAGTAGCTAATTCTATGGCCACTTTTTTAAAATTAAGAGCAGTTTGCAGATCAGTTTAACAGTCCAAGGTACGACCTTGTTCGGGTCATACCTTGGATCGAAGTCTATCGGATAACTCACAAGCTTAGCGCACCGCTAATGCGCTGGATCCACTCCGCAAGCGGAAGGCCTAGCACTTCTACGGTACCGTAAAGCACGGTGATAAGCGACAAGCCTCGAGCGACTACCGTCAACGGCCAGTCAACTACAGGTTTGCCTTTACGATCTTTTACAATCTCACCGTCTTTGCGTTGATACACGGGATACGGGAAGACCCACTGCAAGAGCACTGGAATTAGCTTGCCCATAATACCGTTAAATAATTTTTCAAACATACCTTTTTTGATTTTTGGTTGTTCATCCTGCGCTGGCTTCGGCTCGACAGCCTCGACCTTTTCCGGCAAAGGTTTTGGTACCTTTGGTTTCGGTGCGTTACCAATGCGCTTCGGCATAGTAACTTTCACAGGCTCTATGAAATTTTTTTTATCGCTCATTAAGCACTCCCATTGCGTTCTCAATCGTCTTAAATTCGTACGGCACAGGTGTGCCCAAGGTCATCGATACGTTGTCAGGTACCGACTTAGCTTCGCCACGTGCATTGATCTGCTTTTGCGCAGCCTTGATAACGTCTTCAAATAATGCCACGTTCATATTGGCATCGGTGCGCAATCGATCGAGGAGCAGCGTAGCACCTTTAATAAACTGCGTATCGTCCATCGGATACGACATCTGACCGTAGTGCACCACCATAATAGATGGGTCAAGATACGTCTTGTAACCTAGCTCAGCAGCGAGCTGGCAAAAATAGTAATCCTCACTTAAGTAGCGTCCGCTACGTACGCCAATGCGAAACCAGTCATGATAGTCTCCTGCCTGCTCATCGTCATCTGGTCTGTAGTTATGCTCAGGCCACATCGTTTTCATAGCGCCAAAGACGTCACGACGTATCATCATAAAGCCCGTACCGATTTCGCGCATGACAAATAGGTTCTCTTCCTGCGCTAAAGCATGGTTCATGACTGGTGTGTATGGTATCGTCTTTTTTAGGTATATACCACCGCAGATACCTTTGTTATGTGATCGAAGCAGGTTGATCATATTGCGATCAAACTTTATATCGCTGTCTATAAACATAAGGTACTCCGAGTCGCTGTCAAGAAACATCTTTACGATCTTGTTGCGACCACGTGGGATCAAGCTATCACCGTTATAGTATTGGATACCCGCAACGACACACTCGGGATCAGACACCGCAGCCAAACACTCCTGCAGGATGTCCGCATGAATGCGGTTATCGTAGCAAGGTAGGCCTATCAGTACGTCTTTTTTAACTGGCATAAAATTAAGGAGGGTTTAAGGTTGCCTTAAAATTACGCAAAAAAATGTTGCTTTTTTAAAATATTTGTTGTTAAGACTAAATAATTATAGATACCCTTCGTTATCTTCAGGTATCACATTGATTTCATGATTGCAAAGGCATCCTTCAGGAATGGGGGTTGCCTTTATTTATTTAGGCAACATACCATAGTAGTCATCATTAAAATGTGGTCGTAAATGTATATGCCCTTGTTCGGTTGATCGGCTATCGACGATGTCATATACCTGCTGTGAATCGTTATTGCCGATTCCAGATATATGCGTAGTGCCCATGCCCCAGCGATATATCATGCTATAGTATCCCGTATTTCCCGTATAGATTTTGGCATCATTACCGAAAGTTATCATGCCATCTTCTATAACTGATACGTCTGGAAAAGTTATTCGATTTATGTACTTACGTGAATAGCAGTTGCCATTATTGACGCTACCACCAATATCTAGATATATATTGTCAGAGTAAAAGTAGTGCGCATAACATCGATATACATCGTAACCTGGATTGCTATTGATATAAGATGCCACTAAACTAAGCGCCCATGGTGATAATAAGTCATCATCATCAAGCCTGTATACGTGATCGTACTTACAAGCCTTCATCCCGTACTCTAGTTTTTTGCCTATGCTGCTGAAACGCTCACTTAAATTAATGATGCGTATACGATCATCATCAATGCTGTAAGTTACAAGCGGGCTATCGTTAACGATAATCATCTCGCTTTCACAGTCAAAGTCTTGAGCTAAAAATGAATGTACAGCCTCCTCAAGCAGGTGATGCCTACGATACGTAAGCGTGACTACGCTTATCATTCGTATTCACCGCTTAATAACTTAATATTCCACTCGCTGTTTGGATACCATGATGCAAGGGCAATATGCTGAAACGCTTTGTCGGTATCGGCAACATCAATCAGCTTGACGCCATAGATTGATAAATCATCTATGAATTGACCATACGTAGGCGTGTAATTATGTCCGAAATATTTGATCAAAGAATTTGACCAGTAGTTTGGGCCTAACCATTGATCGCTAGTTTTAATGCCGTCGATCAATAACTTTAATAGCTCGTGCTCTTTATCAAACCCAAAAAAATTGCAACCCAACGCGCCTATACCATAGCCATCGTTATACGTTATAAACCCATCATTATTCTCTGATATAGGCAACGCGTCAAAGCCACCGATTAACTTATGATCGCCATCTAAATAATAACCACCATATTTATATACTACATACATGCGCAATAAGTCAGTCTTTGCCGATGTCTTTGTAGGATCAGCTATGCCATTATAAATTGATAACAAGTTATCTGGCATCTCAGGCAAGTTGCCATCATGCCAAAAGTGATACTCGTAATCTGCATGTGCATCCTTGATCTCCTGCATCCACTCTTTAATATGCTTAGGTATGCGCTTATCACCGACCCATACTTGATGTATGACTTTAGGTATCATATAAGGATGCTATTCTTTTCAGCCTGCTGAACCCAATAGTAGTAGTAGCTACTTGCCATGTCCTGACGAATATCGAGATTCAAGTTATACGGAAAACGATCAATGTAATTAGCCTTATAAAATAGCCCCGTGCTATCGGTCGTCACGCCTGCATTGTGCATAATATTGCAAGTGTCGATCTCTTTAATGCCCGACGTACCCCAAGCAAAGTCGAACGCTTTGTCGATCTTAGTTGTAATGCCTCGTTTCCAAGCTGTCCACAATAGCGCCCACATATCTGCCGTCCAGATCTGAATCTCATGGTAAGATGGTACGTCTAGCTTTTTAGCTGCATTAAGTGCGCTTATCTCTTTAAATAGCGCCTCGCTTTTTTGCTCGACCGCATACCAGAAGCTAGCGTCAACGCCTTTCATAAGGTACTGTGCACCGATATCACCACCATCATCGCTACGCTGCATCACTTCTTCGCCATCGATGTGCATAATATCGAACATAGCCTGAGCAATATCATAGCCTTTGCTTACGATGTACGGATAGCCGATGTACCATTTAACATCCGATCCGTACCATACCTTGTCGCTTATCAGATCTTTGCTGATCCATTGGCTTGGCGGTTGCGTGAAGATCATATCGCAGTCATGGTAAAAAATGGTCTCGCCTTCCATTTCTGGATGCGCTTCCCAATGCTGCCTTAATATATTAGGCCTAATGCTTGAAATGTAGTGTTTTGTTTGGCGACGATCGCAGTAGAAAAAGAAACGTGACGGATAGGTCTCGGCCAATCGCTGCCAATCTGGTGGCACCTGGCACCCTGGCTTTTCGCAGATGATATCGATTTGATTAGGATTGATGCCCATTGCGTAGAAGTTAGCTAGCATCGTTTCAATCTGCCACGCGTAGTATGGCGTAGCCGGTTGTGCGCAGATGTATCGAATAGGTTTCATGTTAGTACGTATGTCAAAATTAATCAACACGACCCACTTGACATGACTGTTCCATCATTATCAATTTGTTTCCAATTACTACCATCACTCCAGTAGATTTCTTCACCGTTAAATACTTGATATGTACTTCCTACTAATTCAATAAATATAGTGCTGGCACTAAATGTAGTATCATTACCGTATAAAGTTTTTGTACCAGGATATGCAGTGCATGCACCAGCGCCGCTAAATATACTAAAGTCAATGTTGTTGAATTGCGTTAATGCATCTATAACCTGCAACACTTGACCACTGCTATTTATTTCAACTACTTTCAGTCCATTGCTATACCAACCAGCTTGAGATAATGGCGTCGTACAAGTGTCACTTGTATATGCCATTGTTGCCGATGTAATTACTGGGTTGTTTAAATATATGTAATTAGCAGCTCCTGTATAGACTTCCTTAGTAGCTTCCGCTGCCGTTAGCCCAAATCCCATCAAATATTCAACACATTGGGCTAAGGTTGTTGTGGTTGTTGTGGTCGTGCTTGTAGTTGTAGTACTTGTAGTCGTAGTACTTGTAGTAGTTGTCGTAGTTGGCGAAGTTCCAGCACCTAACTGATACGCACGTACCGTGACCTTATCGCTCATAAAGTCATAGCTTAGCGACGATGGTCGAAAGATCTTATCTTGATAGCGTGTAGGCACGCTTTGATCAAATACGAACGGCTGATGAGGCTTGAGCTTTTCGGCACCGATCATCTCGAATTCGATCGTGTATATGTTACGTTCGGTAAGCGTCACACCTAATGGTGGCGCGTATGCATTGGTAGCAGCACGCGTAATGTTTTGTACATAGCTATCTAAATAGTCAGTACGCATTGTTGTGTTGCCAAACGCTGCGCTATTAGATGCATATCCATAAGTTTCGCTAGTTTCTAAACCACCTATTAAAAGAAACGGTGTGTATTTAGAGTAATCTATAACCAAAGATTGAGGCGCGTCTAGCCATGCATCGAATCTAACTGTTTGCGATGCTGATGGGAAAAACCTTGCATTAGCTGAATCAGCTGCTACGCCTGCATTGAACTTATAAGTTATTGAATTGATATAGCGACCGACACGCTGAAACTTTATATCAGATAGATCGTTATTCGTGATCGTTACTTGATTGTCTTTATTTTGCCTATTGATATAAAAATTGATGTTAAATGCGCTGCCAAAGATAGCGCCTTCCATCGCTGCGAATTGCTTTACCTTATCAATAGCTAGATCATTGTCGAAGGCGCTTGTCTTGACCGGATCAAATTGAAAGTTAGGCACATATGTTCCAGGACCGTATTCAAGGATCTCAGCGCGTCTAGGAAACGCGCCGTAGTTAGCGTTGGTATATGTCGTGCCTGCCCATTGAATAGTTGTAAACTTACCTATATTACGCGCACTCTTATACACATTCTGATTGCCTGACCCTTGATTAAGTAAGGCAACGACATCATAAATAAAGTCGCCTGCTAGAACTGTTGTTGTATCGGTGTATGCTGCTACAAACGTAGGTGCTCCTGCTCCTGTTGTTGTATAGTCAAGCTGTTCAATAACATCGGCTGCGTATATTGATGCACGCTGCGCTCCCCATTGCGACACGGTATAGTTAGTGTATTGCGGACTCATAGCAATCGATAGATGACCGCTGCGCTCGTCATATTGAAGGTCGCTATACCTTATCTTAAACGGAAAACGATACGTTGTTCCAGGACTTACCCTTGAATGCAACACTAGATTTGCGTTGCTTACTGGTAGCTCATACCAATACTCTACATTGTAATTGCCTAGCTTATTTTCCAGTACCTGAAACATGCTTCCCATATTAGACAGCTTATCCACCGCTTTGATCGTCATGCTGCCTGGTATAGCAGATACGTACGTGAGCTGATCTTCGCTAGTGACAAGGTCATACTCGTAATCAAGACTTGACATATCAATAATGTCAAAGTTGGTATCGCTACCAGCAACGTCAATATCAAACGATATAACACCTGCCCTTGATTGTATGTTTGTCGCTATTAAACTCACGGTGTTTTGTAATAATCAGGAATTGCCGTCTTGATATCGCGTCCAGTAAGCGTCACAACGACGGGATTATTCACGATCGTGCTATCGATACGCGCTTCCCAATTGCTTGCCTCAAGCACAACATCTTGATACTCTGCGTTATCCTTGTCAGGATATAGGTGTATACGGATCTCGCTTGAATTGGTCAGGAACGATTTGTTGAGTACGTTAAACACATTTGTATTATCGCTTGTGAGCATACGATCCCAGCTAAGCGTTGCCTGAAATCGAAACCCGCCCATCTGCGAATGTAGCCTTCCCGATAGCGCTTGATCGTACGCCTGCCCTGTAAAAAAGTATGGCACCCAATTGCATGAACCGCTCGACAATTTAACGTTAACCGGAAAGCCGGACAGCGATGTTACGCTTGTACCATTATCAACCTTAACATCGATCTTGCACTCACGTATCTGACGGTTCATTTATGCGAATGTAAATTGTTGTGTTTTGATTTCTCGCTCACCCTCACGCACGGCAATAGCTAGACCCTTACGGTCAACCTTAGCGTTTACAGTTATGCCCATGTCACGCGATCCGGCAGCACCTGCCATGCCTGCACTTAGATTAGCGTTGCCCATCGTCATCGGTGCTCCTGGATTGAACGCATTGCCCACCATTGGCACGCGCCCTGCGCTTGCTGTTGGTGTTGGTATAGGCGCTCCAGTAGTGCTTGTACTACCAATATTAGTAGCAAGAATCTTTTTAACGTTAGCGTATCCAGCAGTTAGCACTGATGCCATAGCTGCGAACCTTGCAATAGTGCCCCCACGCGTTGTTGCTAACACGCTTACTGACGCTGCTAATGTATCGATAATAGCTTGCGCTACGGCTATCGCCTTGGTATCGCCAAACAAGTTACGGCCTACGGCTACCGAATCGTTTGCTATCTGTAATAAATTAGCCAATTTATCATCACGATCTTTTTTATTAAGTGCCTGCATGGCAGCACTATACTCTTTATCGGCCTTAAGTTTAGCCATGTTAGCTGCTTCATGGCTTTCAATATTCTTTGATTCGTAGTATTGACGTAGTTCATATATCATTTGTTGATGCTGCGCCTCAAGTGCTTGACGTGCAGTAAGTTGTCGATCGATCATAGACAGTTCAAACTCAAGCCTAGTCGCATCGGCAGTCTCTTCCTTCTTACGTTTGTCAGCGCGATACTTTTGCTCCGCCTTGTTAGCTGCTTCGCGCCTCTTTGCTTCGCTATCCAAGAAGTTGGCAAGCAGCGTCTGACTTAGCTCGTCCATTTCTAGGTTAACTCTTTGAATCAATTCTAACTCTTGCTGTAGCGCCTCTTTTCTTTTTTGCGCTGCTTCTTGCGCTTTCTGCGCTGCCTCTTGAGCTTTTTGCGCTTGCTTCTCTGCTTCTTGAGCTATCTCCTGTTCTATGCGATATCTAATCTTATCAACACTACTTAGCTTATCTTGAAGCTCACCGCGTTTATTTATGGCTTCAGCTATCTTATTTTCAATAGCTAATTTATCCGCATCAGCTGCCGTATTTTTGCTTACTAAAGCTAATTGCTCCCGTAAATTTTTAATGTTTTGATCGTTTCTCGCTTGCTGCTCTTTATACTGTTTATTTAATAATTTATCCGCCCTATCAGCAGCAGCTAATCTTTCAGCATCCGATTTACTTTTATCTTTAGCTAGTCTTAACTCTTTTGCTATCTGTTCATTATACTCAGCTTGGGTAATGTTAAACTGACCTTGACTATCCTCAAAAGCATCGATTGCAGCGGTCAATTCGTACTGCGCCTTAATAGTTGCGCCTAGTGATCGTTGTGCTTGCTCTTGTCCTGTAACAAAATTATATATCGCATCGGTAACCCATCTAAATGCAGCGCCTACCGCTGATGTAATTTTTTCAACCTCTTCCATAATCGGGTTAAGTTTCATTAACCCGTTAATAAGTAGTCCAATAGCGGTTACTACTAATCCAATAGGATTAGCTAACAGCATACGGCCAAACGATGCAAAGGCATTACTTGCCCCACCTATAGGACCAGGCAACGCTTGAAAGGCATCACCTATACCACCTAATATCTTGGGATAGTTACCGACATTGCGTTGATGGTTGCCCATCGTTGCATCAAACTGCTTGAGCCTATCGTTATTTTGATTATACTGTTGCTGTAGCTTTTGCAGCTTGCCCGTAGTATCATCAAGTGGCAGCTGTCGCATCGCTATCGACAGCGCTTTGTTTTGCGCAACTAGTTCGTTGTAAGATTGACCCGATGCCTTCTGCGCATTCGTAAGCGCATTAAGATCCTTCTGCTGGTTTTGATAATTCGTACGCGCTTGCTT